GGTAAGTTGATGACTCATGATGAACCCTGTTCCATGGCTCCAGATGACAAACATGATCTCATATCAGGGACTTGTTCGCACCTTCCCTAAGAAAGGTTTATTTTGTAATTAAAGAAGATTTTAAAAACCAGATTACTCATTCATATAGACACCAATCCCCTACAGTCATAAAATGCCTCTTTTGAATTGCTTTATCTTCATAACAAGAGGTTATTGATGCTTCGCCACTTAACAGGACTCAGATTTATAGCTGCATTAATGGTTTATTTATGCCATTTAAATACAGACTATTTTGGTGTTTTTGTAAAAGAAATGTTTTCCCAGGGATTTATTGGCGTTTCCTTTTTCTTTATTTTATCTGGCTTCATTCTTTCATATTCATATGAAGACAAGCTAAAAAATGAAGTAACAAGTAAAAGACAGTTTATTCTTTTAAGATTGGCAAGAATTGTTCCAATGCATCTATTATTAGCCATGCCATTTATTTTACTAACCATTCACTTAAAGAACTTTGATTTTTCAAAAACCTTAACAAATATTTTATTAATGCAAAGTTGGATACCAAAGGAGGATTACTACTTCTCATTAAATGGTGTATCATGGTCTTTGTCTGATGAGCTGTTTTTTTATTTAATGTTTATTCCGTTGATTTATACATCAATTACAAAGAAAGTAATCACTGCAATATCAATTATAACTCTACTATTAACTATATATTTTTTAAAAATTATACAAACAGAAGAACTTAATCACTGGTTATATTATATATTCCCAGTAAGCCGCTTGGTAGAATTTATTTGCGGCATGATTATTTACGCTTGCTGGAAAAACAGCCGACAGCAGACAGTCGACAGCCTTTTGTTTTTAATTTCACTATTACCTCTGCTAATAGCTATATATTATAGCAACAACATAAATAATAGTCTACGTTATTCGTTATATTATTTACTCCCCATGGTAATATTCTTTACTTCATGCATCTATCTAAGAAATGGAGTCATTCATACTATCCTCAGTTCAAAAACCCTAGAGCTATTAGGGAAATCATCATTTATTTTTTATTTAATTCATCAACCCATTATATTATTTTGCTTTAAAATCTTTGGACATAACCCCGGACCACTCTATTTAATAGCGCTCCTTGTTATAATAACCATAGTCTCAATCATACTTTATAAATTAGTTGAGGAGCCTTTAGAGCTGATGCTAAGAAAACGAATTTTAGCAGTAAAATAAATAAAACCGCGCTATTGCGCGGTTTTATCTTCAGGCTTGATGAATTTTTTACCGTCATATGACCAGCCAATACCAACATCTCCAACACATTTAACTATATCCGCTTTTTCTGACTTAAACTCTGACTTACCATCCCATACAACAAGATTTGTAACGACACCATTTTGTACGACTGCATAAATATCGCTCATTACTGATACTCCCACACAAGAATATATCCCTGATTTCCATTATTTCCTGTCGCTGGGCCTGATGACGCCTTATTGTATTTACCTGTCCCGCCAATACCGTATGTCCCAAGCATAGTAGTGGTTATACTTTCAACGCCAATCGCCTGATCATCACCAAGTCCAAGTGTCCCACATAAATTTGATCGTGAAACTGAATGGAACAGAATCCCTTGCCCTGTAGGAATTGGTGCTTCTGTTGCACTTCCCCCTGAAAATGGAGGTACCTGCTGAACTTGAGTTGATCCCCTTCCTCCCGGACATACAAGCAAATCACCAAAGCTTGTATTCCCGCCGTCACCTCCAGAGCCTCCTGGTCCTGTTCCTGCTACACCACCGCTTCCAATAGTTACTTGCACGGATTCAGGTATAGACTGATAAAAAAATGCTTTAGCATATGCCCCGTTGGAACCGGCAGCACTTACACCACAGTTACCAGATGCAGTTGCCGACAAATTACCACTGGCACCACCTCCTCCAACGGCTTCCACTATAATTTTCGTTACACCAGGTGATTTGATATAAGTCCCAGATGATCCAAATACCTGAACCCCCAAAAGCCTTCCTGTTCCATCACCAAGTGTTAAATATTGTAGAGTTTCCGATACGTTTTTTTTACTTAAAATTTCCCTGCCATTTTGAGTCAGCGCTGTCATATCCATTGTTCCGGCACCTGTAAAAAATGCCAGCCCATCCGGTATTCCTGTTAAGCTCGACAATGATGTCAGATTATCATTTTTATCCTGTTTATCATTCAGAATGTCTGTCATTCCCAGGTTTTCGAGAGCCGTTTGCACAGTGCCATCCGATTTGATATCGCCAAACGGATTCTTGCGGCTTAACAGCAGCGCACGAAGCGCGGTAAGAAGCTGATCGTGCCGCCCCTTCTCCAGGCTGGCACCGGATGCCTCCACCACGCTGCAGAGTTCTTCCTGCAACATGTCAAAGTAGTCATCATCCAGATCGGTGGCAGGCGTGCCGGTCTGGGGGTTACCACGGGTAAAACCGTTCTTACCCGCGCCGAACTTATCCTTCTGCGCGGTTTTCGTGTCTATACGATGCATGGATTACTCCGGATATTTAAAAATTACGTAGGTATGCGAAGGGCAGAGTTTGTTAAGCACACACTCGACAACGGTGTCGCCCCAGATACGCAGTGCGGAATCACAGGGATCGCCACATGTCATCCAGGTGGTGTTGGTGGCGGCTGGCATGTTGACCTGCCAGTAATACCGCCATTCCGGCGCATTCACCGCGTCAGTACAGGCAGATGAGCAGGTGAACGTGCTTTTATCGTATCGCGTGATGGTGGCGTCTGGTCTGCCCAGGGCAGCAAGCTGTGCAAGGTAAAAATCCTCATTAATGCCGCCCGCCAGATTAATCTTCGCATCCAGCCGTTGCTGACGCTGGCGAAGGGTCTGTGTCCCTGTAGGAATACATTCATCCGGCAGGCCGCACAGACGCTCCCAGCGGTTTATCAGTTCAGTGGTGGTGCGCGGATCCAGCTCCCGCATCAGGGCATCCGCACGCTGATGAACGCGGGTTAATGACGGTGCCGCACCGGCAATCGCCGGATCGCTGGCTGACCACGCCGGACCGGGGGGCAACAGTGCCGACAACAGACGGATGTAATCATCGTTTGTCACGTCCATGAAATCGTCCCCAGTACCGCCAGTTCATTTTTTGCAATGGAGATATTGTCTGCCGGTGCAAGCAACTGATGGCTGTATTCCCCGTTCGCACCGGAAATCGCTTCACTGATACGCGACACCTTCAGTTCTCCCTGCGGATAACCATCACGCAGCAGGAACGAACGCAACTCGGCGGTGATGGCAGCCCGTATTTCTGGTGTATCCGGCGTCACACGGATATGAAAATCCACCGTATGCGCCACCGGCCTGAACACATACAAATCAGAGCCTGCCACCGGGGCCAGTGGCCCGATATGTTGTCTTGCCGCCATTTCCGTTGATTCTTCCGGAATGGGATTAATCAGGTCACTGCTGGCAATCATCACACCGACAGTCCCCGTTCCCATCCAGTGTCGGTATGTCCATGCGCGGGTAATGCCGGGCACTTCTTTAGCCCAGACGACATAGTCCCCGTCAGCCCCGCCCTGAGGCGTCCAGTAATACCGCTCAATGACGCGGGCGCGCCACGTTTCCAGCTCTTCAGTATCAAATCCACCTGTCAGTGTATCTGCCACGCCGGAAGACGGCAGACCATTCACCGGCGTGACCAGGATTAATGACGTACCGTCGTCAGCGTTACCGACCGCGCCTGCACTTGAGCAGGCGATCGGCACGCGCAGGACACCACCGGAGCTGGTTGCATCGGCAGTTGCCGTGTACTGCACCAGGTCATCGCGCTGAATAACACTCCCGGCGGTCACCTTCAGGCCATCGCTGACACCTTCCCAGCGCATATACCCGCTGGCAGCCGTGGCCCCCTTGCGCGGACACCGTTTCATCGCAGCATGTCGCGCCAGCCAGGACTCATCGCACAGGTCAGGCAGCATGTTCATTGCCAGATAATCGATGTACCCGTAAACCGTATGCAGCGCCGCCGCATACACCTTTGCCCGCACGTCTTCATCCATGCGCCGGAGCGTGTTGCTGACGTCCAGCCTGGCGAATAAATCGTTACGGAGCATACTGATATTTTCTGCCAGCGTCGGGCGCTGAAATTCACTGTCCGCCATGCGTTATCGCACTCCACAGATCATCAAAAGAAATCATTACCGGTCCGTCACGACGCCAGAGAGTGATACTGTTACCCAGTTCATTAATCCCGGTGCGGCGGATATCCAGATCAATACGGGACACCACGCCGTCATCAATCATCCATTGCAGGCATTCGCGGATATACCCCCTTACCGTCTGCACCAGCTGATTGGTCAGTTTGCTGCGCTGAAGCAGCCACAGTCGGGAGCCGTAACGGTCATTCTGTACCGCAGGCCAGGTATCCCCCCACCATCCCATCGGGACGTCGGCGTTGTCATCAGGCTCCGCCCGCCGCCAGGTAAACAGGGAAATCACCACGGCGCGGGTCAGCGGATCCAGCTGTGCGCTGGCGCAGGTGCGTTTACCGTTCACCGTCAGCCACAGTTCCATCATGCCTCCATCGCTTTATCAGGTTTGTCGGTGTTACTGCCCTGACCGTTCTCTCTGTGACGATGCCCGTTATAGGCAAGCCGCATCGCTGACATGGTGGTACCGCCGGAGTCGCACAGGTCTTTCACCTGTCCGGTCACTTCAAGGTCCATTTCAAAACGTGCTTTAGGTGAATTGCGAAACGTGATCGTTTTACCTGCACCGTCCACCACGATCCCCTCCCGGGTCAGCGTCACGGACTGCCCCTGATCGTCATAGACAGCCACCTCACCCGTCTGCAGCCCTTTCAGGCGGTAGCGACGGTCCGACACCGTAACAACCACCGCGTGAGAACGGTCGCCATCCGGAAACAACACCACCGCTTCCGCACCGCTGTTTGCCCTTGCGGTAAAACCGTAGGGTTCAAGATGTTCAACCCCGGCTTTGGGTTCACCGGCAATCAGGGACACATCCACGGTCTGACATTTCGTGGCGGCACTGATGCTTTTCACCACTGCCCGCCCAATCAGGCCGAGAAGTTGTCGCTGCATTGCTTCAATCGTCCTCATCAGAACGGGTCCTCCTGTACTCTGGCTTTTTTCTTTTTCCGCGCGCCGGGATCTTCGGGTTCAGGCAGATAAGCATCAGGCGGGCCGACACGGATTTCCGTCAGGGTGCCATTCTGGTCCTGAGTAAACGTGACTTCCGAGACAAGCAGTTCGGTATTGTCGAAACCACAGACCGGATCGAAGACAATCACCCGCTGGTTGGGCTGCCACAGCGTACCGTTACCCTGTCGCCAGCCCTGCACCACATAGGTGGTTTCATCCGTCCGCGCCGCCCGTTGTCGGGCTTCAAAGTCAGCACGCGCAATACAGCCTGCCCCCGTAGCCTGCCCTGTCTGCCTGATATACATCGGACGGTAACGGGCAATAAATGCATCCTCTGTGCGGGCCCGCAGCGCGGTGGTGGTGGCCTCACCGAAATCATCGTCGTTTCCGGCACGCTGCCCCGCCACCTGGTAAACTGAAAACCGCTCCCGGATACTCTTCTCCGTATCACAGGAAAGGATGTTTTCCCCAAGTACCAGCGCGGTATGTGCCCGCGTTGAGCCAATACCACCAATCACCAGCCTGCCGTGCGGGTCGTCATAAGCCAGCGCCTGCTGCTGACCGAGTATTTTGTTGATCACCTCGATCACCGTTTCACCGTGATCAGGCTGGACATCCGGAATAACACCCGACGGCGCATCGCTGTTCACCACCTCAATGCCGAAAGGCGCAGCAAGCGCCTGCGCAATCTGTACCAGCGATCGTCCGTTAAACTGTGTCGGTTCGGCTGCACAGTCAATCAGGTCAGCGGTCAGACTACGTCCGGCAATACCGGTGCTGACCGAACGGGCATCGTAACGAACGGGGGTCGCCTCCACCCAGCCGGTGATCACCAGCTCATCACCAATCAGCACTTCCACTTTTGAACCATTTTTAATGCGCGGCTGAAGCGTGGTGATACCATCATCTCCCGGCCACTGGCGGGTGATCTCCACACTGAAATCCCGCGCCAGTCGTTCAACACCGGCACCGATGCGCACCGATGTCCAGCCATTCCACTCCCGGCCATTTACCCGTAGCGTGACGTTATCGTTCATTGCACTGGCACCTTCAGAGGGATCACCGGCACAAAGCCGGGATGCGTAATGGCATTACGCCGGATAATGTCCGCGTCACGCGCCGCGTTATCAAACCAGGTCGCCGCCAGCACCAGCGCGGGTAAAACCTCATCCGGCGTGCGCTGAATGATCCGTGCAGACTGTTCAAGGCGCGTGTTGATATCCGCATTCAGATCTGCTTTCACCCGGCGCAGCGCCAGAAACAGCGCATCACTGGTTGTACGGGACAACTCCTTATCAATTGCCGTATTCAGTGTGTCGCGAATGTCAGTCAGTTCTTCCCACGTCGGCAGGTCAACTGTGTTTTTCACCGCCGGTGCATTGTTCAGTGCCGGATGCGTGACGGAAGGCCAGCCAGTGCTCTGCGCAGGTGTTGTTGCCTGCCCCACTGCGGCATTCTGCATCACCGCGGAAGTTGTTGGCGCAGGCAATCGGGTGACGGCATACGCCGCTTCGCTGATTGCGGTCGTACGAAGGGTGCTGGCAACCACGTTACGCTGCTGCGTAGCCGTGGCGGTGGTTTTACTGTCCGTTTTCCAGACGCCGCGCGGTTGCAGATCGCTGCCGAGGCTGACACCGGAAAGCGTTTTGATCATGGTGACCAGGTCGCTGGCGTTACCATAAAGGCGCTTCCCGGTACGCCACATTTTCTGCACCTGCTCAACGAAATTTTTGCCTGACGATGGCGGCGGCAGAAGTACCGAGATATCCCCCTGCAACAGTCTGGCGGCATCCGATACGGCAGAATCCACCACTTTCATCGCATCAGAAACATACCCAAGCATTGTGCTGGCATTACCGACGACGTCGTTCTGCACAAAATCCGCCACGCCATCGATACTGAAACCACTGAAACTGTCACTGATGCAGTCATCCAGTGCAGAACAGGATGACATCAGCGTCTGCGCCGTCGCCGCACCTGATGTGGGGTAAGAGAGTTCTCCTGCTTCGACAAACTTCAGGTCAAAGCGGACAATACGCCCTTCACTTTTCGATGTGCTGACCCGAACTTCCCCGTCAACACAGACTTTCAGCTCACCATATGTCGGGTGGACAAGCTTGCCGGGACCGGGTTTATTCAGCGCTTCAATCAGGCGATCGCGCTGGTCAAAGCAGTCATCTCCCACCACATAAGCTGTGATGGACGGGCGGAAAGTGACTTTTCCCAGATCTTCGGTATAGGGCTTGTCGCGGTTCGGGTATTCATGTGTTTCCACACGGCGACCGGTTCCCGCACTTTCTTCTTCAACCTTAAACGGCACACCTCGAAATGACGCATCCTGAAGCCTGTCTTTCCACGTCATATACACTCCGAAAATAAAAAAGCCACCTATTAGAAGGTGGCCTTGTAATGAATTTTATTAATTAGCGAGTCAGAAACAACGAATCTTTATACTTTTGCTGTTGTTCATTTAAATACTTAGCTGTTTCATCGCTGGCAAATGGAAATATTACCGTATTTTTAGGCATGGTAATTTCTTTTTTGTCCAGCGTCAGAGTAAACATAGGAACATACTGAGCAGAGTAACGCACCGCAGAAACGAGCTCTAGTTTAGACTCTTCAATAACACTTAAATTATCCAAGCTAACTTTCTCTTCATCTTTTTTCTTTGACGCATTTAAAGTTTTTATTACTTTATTTAATTTCTCCTGAAAATCCTCCTTAAAGTTTTCAGGATTGCCGTCGACAACAAGAATCTGTTCACCCTGATTATCTGGAAAAATAATCTTTGCACTTATCAATTTATTTTCTTTATAAACATCACCAAGTTTTATGGCTCCTCCAGATAACTGAATAATATGTTCATCTTTAAAGGAGATGTTGCCAGAGATTATGAGAGATGAAAAAATAGCCGCTGCTCCAAGAATTACACTTGCTGTGATATAGCCTTTCATTTTTCGCCTATTAACATTTTTCTAAATGTGCATTAATTCTATCACTCTATTTATGACTTACAACCAGCAATACCTGTGAGGGGAATCCTGGCTACCAAAATCGGGTATAGCCAACATCGTGATTTATATCAATGCCACTGGAGCGTGTTTCCGTAACCCGCATATCTGGTGGCATATTTATAAATGATACCTTGATCTCACCATCAACTTTTGGCGCGGTAGCTTTATTAATCATGAAGGGATTCGAGCCTGTGGCATCGGAGGCGTTGTTTGCCTGAGCCGGATCCACCGCCGGATAAGGCGTGTATCCCCGTGCCGGTATTCCCGTCCCATAAGCATCATAAGCACCCGCGCCCCACTGCGCCGAGTTAATGGCATCGACCGTGTCACCGGAACTGTCGGCAAACCATTCAATAATCGGCTTCAGCTTATCCCACATATCCTGAAACCACTTAACAACCGGTCCCCAGTTATTGATCACCATCCCCAGCGGCGACCAGGCAAAAACCTTCTTCAGAAGTTCCCAGCCAGCCTCAAAATAAGGACTAATGGTTTCCCAGAGTTTCTTAAAATAAGGTCCGACAACATCCCAGTTAGTGATAATTAATCCCGCAGCCAGGGCAATCGCCGTCGCAATCATGCCAATCGGCGTCATCGACATGATCCTGCTGACGATACTGATGGCACTGCCCACGCCCATCAATCCCAGTTTCAGAATCGCAAGACCGGCAGCAAGCCCGACGACGCCGCGAATAACCCGGGGATTTTCATCCGCAAACTTCGTGAATTTCTCCCCCAACTCCCCCAGCCATTGCGTGATATTTTTGGCGTCACCAGAAAATGCGCCGCCAATAGCCGCAAGGCCGTTAGTTGCGGTCCCCGTCATTGCCTCCCACAGGTTGGACAGCGTACCAAGCTGGGCCTGAACACGTTTATTCAGGCTGGCCTGTTTATTCATCTTCTGCTGGATCTGATCGTAGCCATCCTTTCCTTTATCGATTAGTGCATTGACCACCTGAAGGGTTTCGGCATCATCACCAAATATTGCCTTAAGTACACCTGTTCGCTTAACGTCGGTCAGTTTTCGCAGCTTTGCCAGTTGCCTGAACATGTTATCAAGACCGCCAAAACTTCCTTTGCCGTCAGTAAAATCGAGCTGTACCCCGAGTTTCTGGCGGGCCATGATTTTATTGACGTCCCTGATTTTCTTAACGCTTAATCCGGACTGGATAACTTTTCGCAGGGCATTACCTGCCGACTCCCCGTTCATCCCCATCTGATCCATCATGACGCTGATGGGGGCAAGGCTCTGTGCAGCCTGAAGACCGTCCTTGTTCACCATCTTCAGAACAGAACTGGTTTTAGTGAAGAAGGACAACATGTTGGTATCGTCAACGCCCAGATAAAACGCCTTCTGGATAGTGTCGAACAGCCCCATCATGTCTTCTGACGCCGTTCCGGTAGCATCCTGCATCTTTGCAGCAAACTCAGCAGCCGCTTCCGGTGTTTTTTTCAGTTGTACCGCAAGATAAGCTGTCGCTTTACCCACACCGCCAAGAATGTTTTCTGCCGGGATCCCCTGACGCACCAGCATCTGCATCATGTTCTGGAAATCAGCCGTTGTACCGGGTAGCTGGTTACCCAGGCCAATAGCCAGTTTATTGATGTCCTGAAAGCTCTTTCCAACCTCGCCATTCGCATCCATCATGGCGACTTTCAGCCCGGTGGCGGCGTTTTCCTGATCGGCATAAGATTTCAGGGAAAGCGTCAGACCCGCTGCCAGCCCGCCACCAAGCGCCAGCCCACCCTGTGACGCTTCTTCCGCCTGGCGTTTAAATCCCCGGATTTTCTTTTGCATTTTCGACAGCGCGGGAGAAAGCCTGTCGACACCGGTGATCAACGCCTTAAGCTCAAATTCAGCCATGTGTGCGTTTCTCCTGCTCTATCCTGTTTGCCTGACTGACCAGCAAGGGAATTTCACTGATCGGCATATTCAGCAATTCGAAGGGATTAATGCGCCAGTAGCTGGCGCAATCAAAGAAGCGATCAGTAAGGTATTCAGCCGTCAGGCCTGGAGGAAAAAACCAGCCACAAGCCACGCCGCTGCATTCAGGTCTGCCGGAGACATCTGGTCGACAGAGCTTTGCGGCACTTTCGCCAGCCGCACAATATATTTCGATACCACATGCGCCAGAAGTCTGACGGACTCATCCTGATTCATCTGGTAGGGATACCCCAGCTCGCGGACATCTTTCCCGGTGGGCTCATCAAACTCCAGTACGGAGAGTGTCTCGCCATGAGCGGTAATCGGTTTCTTTAACTCAAGCTCTTTCATTACTGGTAATCCCCTTCTTCACCGTGGAACTCAAGATCGACCGTGCCTTCTTCGGCATTATGGTTCGCTTCGCCGTGCAGCCAGGCAGACGACAGTACATAGACCTGACCGTTCGCCAGCTCGGCAGTGATGGTCATCTCATCAGACGAGGTGATTTTGCTCACCGGAAAATTCTTCGGCACCTTGAAGGTCCCTTTGACATAAGGCGCACGGTGAGTTTCCTTGCGGTCCACTGAACCGTCCAGGCCGATGATGTCATCATTGACCGTCCTGTTCATGGGCACCTCAATGCCGCCGGTCAGCGATAGCTGCTGACCGTCAATTTTGAAATAACAGGTTCCCCCGATACGGGCCATTATGCAGACTCCTCTGAATACTGAAGACGGAACTGGTTAACCACGGCAAAGACACGCAACTGGTTAACATAGTCAGGCGGGAACAGCGTGTTCAGGCGGTTCGGATCGCTGGCATCACGCTCCACAACCAGGTACTGCTTGAACAGTTCGTAGTTTTCCACGATCCCCGCACGCTCGAGCTGACGGTAGGTTGCCAGCAGTTCCCCTTTGATCACCGCCGGGGTGACAATCGCCTGACCGGGACCAAAGCGGGTACCGTCACAGGCAAGCTTGTGACGCCCGTACTTACTGGTAATGACGGATTTCAGTTTGCGCAGTACATACGCACTGGTATGCAGCGTCTCGCTGTCGAGGTAGCTGTTATCCGCAACCCCGTAAGCATTTTTCCTGTACGTGGTGACATCACGCTGAATGCGCAGCACCCCGCTTTCGACATACGCCGTTGCCACGCCATGAGACAGCAGGGTCTGCTGCTCGGTCATCGTGAACCGTTTCCCCTTCAGCGCAGGCAGCATACCCACCAGCTCACCGGTCTGCGTGGGACGTGCCGGATCGTTGCGGATAAACACCGCTGCGCGGGCGGTACGGCTTGCCGCCAGCTCGTCGGCAGGCGTCTGGGTCTCTTTTTCGTACCCCGCCAGGGTGATGTGCTGCTGGTTAAACTGGTCACCTGCGGTCACCAGTTCTGACAGCGTGCCGATCTTTGCCGTATACACATGACCATACAGCTGACGCGCATAGCTCCAGCGACCGCTGGTATCGTTCATCTCGGTCACCAGCGTGTTAACGGAGGCCGTGTCGTTGAACGGCAGACCGATATAATCAAACGGCTCATCCGCCATTGCAGCCACCGCACCGGTGAGAACCGGAGCGCCCGTTCCGGCGGTCCCCGTCGCCACGGCAATCTGTACACCCGCTGGCAGCACTTCGCCCCCACCAAAGCCGTAGTAATTGAGGCTGACAGGAATTTCATTCCCGCAAAGCCCCTTATGACGCGCGGTCAGTGTGACCACGCCTGCCGAAGATGAGGCCGTAAACGGCAGGGCCGGAACGGCATTGATGGCATCTTTGATACTGCTGGCAATCGTCGTGACGTTATCGCCGTTGGTCACCGGTGCCTGCACGCGGGTACGTCCCACATACACATTCACCGTGCCGGTTTCGGTTGCTGCTCCGGTCACCGTCAGCGTAACCGTTGCCGCCGCGCCTGTGGCTTCCGGAACGGCAATCACATACAGCTCGCCAAACGGGTCGGTCTGGCGATAAGCCTCGACCATACGCGCCAGCTGACTTCCCGCACCACAAATCTGGCGTGCATAGTCTGCCGACGGCATCAGCACCAGACTGTTGGCAACAATCTCTGCACCGTTATTGGCGTGACCAATCAGCAACGATGCCCCGCTGTCCTGTGCAGTATTCGCCGCCGAGTTATCCATTTCCGCATAAAACAGCGGAACCAGCGTATTCGACGGAATGGTGTTAAAGCTTATCGTCATCGGTGTTCACCTTTTTATTCACGCGCCGGATATCACCCGCTACTTCACGGCGCAGCCAGTAGTTGTTCTCGTCAACATTTCGCCCTTCGGCGGGCAAAAGGTCGCCGCGGGCAGGGTCAGGAACTGACCGCCCTTTAACAGGTTTGACAAACATGAGGATCCTCAGGAAGGAAGGGTTATTTCGGTGTGATGTTCGATATCGCCGTCAGGCCCGTTACCGGGCTCGAGATAATCAACATCAATCGCCAGCGTTTGCAGTTCATCCAGACTGTTCAGATCATCCTGCTGGCGGGTATCGTCTTCAGTCAGCTCGCTGATGACCGAAAAATCGAACTGATAAATCAGCTCATGACGATTCAGATCCAGCAGCGTGCCGCCGTCATAGGTAATCGGGTTACCGCACGCTTCCGGGTTCCAGCCCAGCAGGGCCTTAAAGAGCATCTGCCGGACATCGTCCACCACATCATACGAGGCAAACTGACCGCGCTCATCACGCCCGTTACTCAGTATGACAACCACGGAGAAGCCCTCTTTCAGCTCCTGCCAGTAGTCGGTCTGGCTTTTGTTTTCTCCCGGAGAGTCATCACCCGGTACCACATACGCCGCCGGGAGTCTCAACTTTCCGACCTCCGGCAGATTTTTGAACTGTGCCGCGCCTGCCACCCGGTTTTCAAAATACGGGCAGCGGGCACGCAGCGCAGCAATAACAGGCGTCAGTTTCATCTGCGTCGTCGCTCCGGCTTCAGTGATTTACGCAATTCCCGCGCCAGAAAATAGCGTGTCCAGCTGCGGTTCTTTTCAAGCGTTTCCACCATGAAGTTATTACGTGGAGCCAGTCGCCAGCCGCTGCCACCGGATGCACCACGATGATGGCTGCGACGACGCTTTGCCCCTCGCCTCACGCCATAGAACAAAAAAGCCGGATAAAAATCACCGGTGATACGGCGGTTTCCCTCTCCATTACGCTGGTTAGGGGCTATACGTGCCATAAAACCAGGGCGATGTTTACTGGCTCTGGGTACCATGTAACCAATCGAACGTGCCAGGCGTCCGGTCTGATAACCGGGGTTTTCACCCGGTGCCGACCGCGCACGGCGCATCACCAGCCGACGGGCATCACGCATATGACGCTGACCAATCGTGACAAACGCCCACCGGACACGGGCGCGGTTAAAGCGCATCTCCGCGGGCTGCTGAAAATCAACGTGCAAAAAGGAAGTCGTCATTGTTGCCTCCGTGACTCTGCCTACATTCACCCAGCTCCGTACACTCCAGCAGCAGAAAGCGCCGCGCCCCGTTCAGATCGCGCTGACGTTTCACCCGGTACACACTGTCACCGCAGACCACCTCATAATCAGCGGTGATCCCCCGGCGGTAACGAATGGTGATGTAATGGGTGATGGCGTCCCCGGTCTGCGCGGTTTCCTGCCAAGTGGTGGCACTGGTCTGGACAACCTTCGCCCATGTCCGGAACGCAACCGGGTATTGAGGCTCCACGCCAAAGTTATCCGCGGGCATATCCACCCGCTGGCGGATCAGGACGCGTTTATTCAGTTCACCGGGGTCCGGCAGAATGTAGGTTGCGCTGGTCTGCGCCTGACGAATTTTCATTGCGGGAAATACCTGTACGGGCCGACAAGCCAGTTAAAGCTCATTGGCAACTCCATTTTCTCAACGTCTGTAACCGACGAGCGATTTTCGTAAAAATGGCTGATAAGCATCAGCATCCCCAGACGAATATCATCCGGCAGGTGCAGCCCGTCCGGATCGCTGTCCGGAATGGTTTCATCCGGTGCATAGAGCGTCCGGTTCAGATACGTTTCCGTCCGCTTTTGTGCCGCACAGGCCAGCAGTTGCAGATGGCGGTCATCAGTATCGAAATCCTCATCCAGCCGGAGTTGGGCTTTAATCTCTTCCATTGTCAGAAGCATGCTCAGCCCTCTTTACTGGTCGTGGCTTTTTTCTCTTTTGCCGCTTTACTGCTTTTTGCACTGATTCCGCGCTCTGCTAACCCGGCCTGAAGTGCAATCTCCTGCACACGGGCAGGAAGCGCCCCGTCGTCATACTCACCGGCCAGAATGACCTCAACACGCATACCGTCCGGTGACCATTTCAGATCTTGTTTCAGGATCATGATTCTTCACCCGTCAGAACAGGGGGCGCGGTTCCGCGCCCCTGAGTGATTACGCCGCTGCAATCTTCAGCAGTTTGATGGCCTGCGAATCGACCAGCATCCCGCCGGTGCGCTTGGTGGTATAAAAACCGACAAACGGTTTATTGGTGTACGGGTCACGCAGAATGCGGGTGCCGATACGGTCAACGATGGTGTAACCCCGTTTGAAGTTACCAAATGCAATGGCTTTCGCATCAGCGGCGATATCCGGCATCTGTTCGTTTTCAGCGATACCGTAACCCGCCAGAGAGGACGGCTGCCCCAGTTCCAGCCCCGGACGCCACAGATAGTTACCCTCGGTGTCTTTCAGCAGACGTATGGCAAACAGGCTGTTGTTGTTCATCATGAACTTCGCGCCAGTGCGGTGTGCCTTACGCAGCGTGTAAATCAGTTTGATAATGGCGTCTGCGGTCACCGCGGTCGCTTCGCCGGATACAATATGCTGAAGTTTGCCGAACGCCCGGACCTTGTCGGTTTCATCCGTGGATTCATACGCCAGGAACCCTTTCGGCTTCTTGGTGCCATTGCCTGAGGTAAAGGCAATTTCTTCCTGTTCGGCAAATTCGGTTACCAGCTCGCTGTTGATCCAGGCCTCCACGTTGAAGAAGGCATCGTCCAGCATTTTCTGGGTAGCCTGCGGGTTGCCGTAGATTTCCCCCATGAGAGGTTCAATCAGCTCCAGTCTGGAGGTGGCAGTCTGGGATCGCGTATCCGTTTCCCCCACCCATCCGGAAGCCGTACCGCCCAGATTCACCAGTTTTTTGTAGTCGGAACCGCCAACGGTGATCACCGTGGCTTCCTGACGCATCACCACTTCATCTTTCAGCAGGTTAAGAATGTTGCGATCCAGTTCTTCCGGCACGGCGTAGCCACCGTCTTCATCGGTACCCACCTGCAATGCCTTACGCTCCAGATCGCGCAGACCGTCTTCACGGCCTTTACGCAGGAAGCCCACAAACGCCTCTTTATGCTCGGTGGCCAGTTTATTTTGCGCGCCACCTGCCGGACGTTTCAGCTCAAGCAGCTCTTTTTCAAGGTCGCTTTTGAGATTTTCCAGCTCGCTGAGTTTCCCGTTCAGGGTTTCCACCTGCCCGGCAAGCTTGCCTTTTTCCTGCTCAATCGCATCCACGCGCTTGTCGTTCTTTGCTTTGAAGTCGTCAAACTTCTGCTGCAGCTCCTGCGCGACCTGTTCGACATCTTTAATATCAACCGCCATCGTATTTCTCCTGATTAGAAGTTCAGATTTTTCAGTGCATTCAGTGCAGAGCCCACATCCTCAGCGTCGCGCAGGGACAGTGCGCCATAGCCCCCGGCCATGAATGCTTTGGCCTGGGTACGGGAGAGTCCGACATCACGCAGGACTCTTTCGATTTTTTTCTGTTCGGGGATTTCCCCGCGGGCCAGTGCGTTCTTGACGTCGCTGATCCGCGCCTCGTCGTTAGACGGGAACGTCACCAGGCTGACTTCCCAGAGGTCGATTTCTTTCAGCAGAAAGGCTTCTTTGCTCCGGTCGTATTCCCAGTCTTTCAGGACGTACCCAATAGAAAGGCCGGTTAACGAACCGGCCTTCATGTGTGCATGTGCGCGTTTTGCGAGGGGATCATCATCAATAAGCAACCGTCCCCTGACGTAAAGCCCGACATCGTCTTCCTTCATTTCGGTGTAAACACCGATGGGTTCATCCATGCGGTGCTGCCAGAGCAGCGCAGGTAACGCTTTTCTGTCACTCCACGCCCGCAGGGAAGCAGCAAATGCCCCGGACATCACCACATCATCGTGGCTGTCCTTTACACCAAAGACGGAGCCATACCCTTCAAACTCACCGGAGTCACTGACAGATTTCAGACTCAGCGGTACATCAAGACGTTGTTTCGTCTGCATTGGCGTTATCCTTCTGCTTACCGGCTTTACTGCCATCGGAGGGTTTCGTGGTCATGTTCATCGGTGTGAGATAGACATCACCACCGGGACGCGGATTCATATCTTCCAGGTCGCGGCAGTCATTGGGAGAGTAAATTCCCCAGTTGATCCCGGTGGCGTAGGCTTCAAAACGGGACTTCATATCCCCGCGCAGTAACGCCCCGGCGTTAAATTTGGCGTAATAAACGCCCTGCTTACTTTTTCGTACCAGTCCGGTGTTGATCCGCTGTTCGATGCGGGTCAGATACGGCACCAGTGAATAGTTGATAAATCCCAGCCCCAGCTCTTCGATATTGTTGAAGGTGGCGCGATCGGTGTTCTGCACCATGTGCAACGGCACCCGGAACAGACGACAGATTTCTTCAAGCTGAAACTTGCGGGTTTCCAGGAACTGGCTGTCCTCGGCGTTCAGCGCCATCGACTTCCAGTCCAGCCCCATCTCAAGGATCATCGGGCGGTGAGCATTGCCAAGCCCGGTGTGACGCTCCTCAAAATCTTTCTTCAGGCGCTCATAAGCCTGATCTGACAGCGTCTGCTCTGTACGCAACACACCCGACGTCACCGCGCCATTGCTGAACAGTCTGGCCCCGTGCTCTTCGGTCGCTGCCGCCAGCGATATTGCCTCGCGGGCATAGGCGATGGGATTCAGCCCCACCAGTCCGTCCAGCGTCAGCGTGCGCACATGCCAGATATCCTCCTGGCTCAGTACATCCGTGGAGCCATCCGGGAATGTGACCTGATAGACCGGCTCCCAGCTACTGTTAAGCTTCGGTACCACACAGCCGGGATCGACGGGCAGCAGTTCAGCCACTTCGCCAAATGCTTTCACTTTGTAGGCGTAAAAGTTTCCCCGCAGGCACAGACAGGTGACCACCAGCTCCCAGAACTCCTGCGGCGTCATATAGCCATTGGGATGCGTGGAGATCAGCTTATGCAGACGTTCGCCAGTGGCTCTCTGCTTCAGGCTGCCGTTCAGGTGATACAGGTTGCAGGGCAACATCCCGACCGACTCCGCCAGCACCCTGACACAGGAAAAAACCGCCGTCAGTCGCATGGCCCGCTGGCTGCTGATCTGCTTTCCGGTATAGGTGTCGTAGGACAACCCGATAGCATCCGCCAGCTCTGCTGGCGTGGTCACCGGTGCGTCACTTTTTCGTTGAAATAATCCCGAAAAGAACACTATTTACCTCCGCCGACAGACGACTGTGTACGGTCGAGATATCGCGCCACCAGCCACGACCAGAACAGGCACAACGCCCCGGCAACAACAAACCCCGCCGGGGGATAAATCAGCCAGGCACCATACGCCAGCAAAAGCGCCCCCAGCACGCCCACCAGAGGCGCGAGAATCAGCATGATCATAATTACCTCAGTTAAAGCGAGCGGATCCCATAGGACTCAATGTGGTCAGACAGCGTGTCTTCTTTCTCGTACAGCATGGCTCTGCCAACCGCCATAATCAGCGCAACTGCACCATCGATTTTGTTTTCCGCCTGCTCTTTGACGGGTTTCACCACATCATCGTTACCCGGAATGGTTTTGCCGACCACATTGCCGATACACCAGGTCATGATGGGATTGCCGTCATGATGAAAGCGTCCCGATTCAATTGCCGCTTCCAGCTCTTTCATCGGGTCGGACATGTTGGTGTAGTTCTGAATGATAGTGATGGGATTCAGGTCTTCATCAGCAAGGTCATGTGACAGCCCGGTCGCTCCGAAAGGGTCGATGGGTGACTCACTGACCGGGCTGATTTTGTTCGCCGCTTTGGCCTCTTCGAGGATGTAGCGATAATCCACCTCTGCACCATCGGTAACGGTCAGAACGCCCATTTCCACCCATTTCTGAAAGCGTTCGGCTGTCCGGCGATCTTCATTTTTCTCGACGCTGTACACCGTGTCATACGGTACCCAGAAACGCGGGGCCACACTGTAGTAATGCGTTTTACCGTCAATCTCGCGGGTATAAAGTCGCGCCATGCTGTTCATATCCAGCTTACGCGCCAGGTCAAAGGCCAGAATGCACGGCTGCCCCTCGAACTGCTCAAGGGTCAGTGATTTATCCTCGCAGCTCTGCCAGCTCACCAGGTTGAAATACGCCGAACGCGCCGACACCCAGATATTGAGGTGTTTTGTTTTAAAGACGTTTGCCAGACGGGCGTTATTTTTCGCACGCTGCTGCTGACTTAACAAAAATTCGCGATAAACCGACACGCCAATATTTGGATTGGCTTTTTCCAGCACCTGCGGGTCGGTCCAGTCGTCACCTTCATCAACGGTATAGATGATCCCGAACAGTTCATCGTTAGGCACCGAGCCGTTGAGCATCTCGATGACTTCCCGCCGCTTGTCGTAGCACGGCCCCTCAATGTTGTACCCGGCGGTGGTGATGGCCCACATCAGTGGCTGACGTCGCGCCCCCATCCCGGTAAGCATTGTGGTATAAAGCGCATCGGTGGCATGCTCGTGATATTCATCAACCACGGCACAGTGGGGTGATGAACCATCACCTGGGTTGCCGATCAGCGGTTCAAACCGCGCGCCATCCTCCGGACGGTTCATGTTTGAGGCGTTAACCTCAATCCCGAACGCTTCCGTCAGCATGGGTGTGCGTTTACACATCAGTCGCGCCGGGCGAAAGACTTCCCACGCCTGTTTCTCTGTCGTGGCACCGGAATACACTTCCGCGCCAAACTCGTTATCACAGGCAAAACAATACAGGGCGACACCGGCAGAGATTGCCGATTTGCCGTTCTTACGGGGGATTTCGGTATACACCTCACGGAAGCGGCGCAGCCGGGAGCCTTTATTGACCCAGCCAAACGCGCAGCAGATCACAAAGAGCTGCCACGGCTCCAGCGTGATGGGCATCCGTTTAAATGCCCACTCACCCTTGGTGTGCGGCAACAGCTGAATAAATTTGGCGGCCCGTTCAGCCAGATCCTTGTCGAAGCGGTAACGAAACGACTTACTTTTTTCCGCCATCAGGTCATCAAGATGGCGCTGGCAGGCCTGAATCACAAACTGGCAGGCCACAATCTTTCCGCGCACGACATCCCGGGCATACTGATTGGCAGCATTTACGTTGGGGTAAGATTTCCGGCTCATGATTCGATGATTTTCAGATTGTCAGAAACGGGTTAGTGGCTTTCTTCTTCCCCGCCAGGCCAATCAGACGCTGGCGGCTGCTGGGGTCGAGTCCGAGCATTGCCCCCGTGCTGCTCATCTCGGACTCCTGTTCTTTTTTGGCGGTCAGCTCCGGATTTTTGACCATGCCACCCATTGCACCGGTGATGGTGTTACCCTGTCTGGCAATATTTTTCACGGCACGTCGCCAGAACTCATAGGCCACACACCACCGCTCAAGTACCGCCAGGTCAGTCACGCACAGCAGGCCCTGACCGCAGAGTTCTTTGGTTGTCAGTTGCCACATGATCGTGGCGAGAGGGAGATCTTCTTCAGCGAACCACTCCGGTGGCTCAACACCTTTGATGGGCGTAAAAACAGGTTCATCTTTATTGAGGGCTCGCTTGCCGGGGTTTCCGGCCAGCGCCTTGCGCGCCGTTGGCTTGGGGCGACGCCCGGAACGCCCCGCCGTTCCAGCCATATGCGGCACTCCAGGTTAAATTTCATTTTTCGCGGGTATAAAAAAACGATGGGGCGGGCAGTCCGGAAGACGTCAGGTCACAGGGATTTGACCCGCCCCTCCCCTCAGACAGTTGAGAATTATTATCACTTTAACCGTTCACGGGCCGTCTTCGCCTTATGGCACGGCCAGCACAGACTCTGCAGATTACTGTCAGCATCAGTGCCGCCATGCGCTTTAGGGATGATGTGGTCAACAGTTTTCGCCTCACGCACCACACCAGAACGCAGACATAACTGACACAGGCCTTTGTCACGCTTCAGGACACGCGCGCGGATACTGTCCCACTTCGAACCGTAGCCGCGCTGATGACGGGATTGTCTAGGTTTGTATTGCTTCCAGCCTTCGCTTTTGTGGCTTTCGCAATAGCCTGACGGGTCAGTGGTGGTATGGCGGCAGCCGCGAACACGGCAGGCTTTTGGGGTTCGTGGGGGCATTTAAATTTCTCCTTCAATCATTACTACTGGTCTACCCATCGTAATGGCAACAAAAAACCGCCCGTGGAAAGTGGGCGGTTTAGGAGAGAATCGATTTAAATCAAATTGCCGATAAATTTCGCCTGTACAGACAGAGTCGCACCAGGAACACCAGCAATTCCACCTTCAAGGTAATAACCATCCCCAATATCTCTCACAGAGAGATCCATCACATAATCGTTAAGGCCTGCAATAACGTTTTGTGCTGAAGGGTTATGGCGGGATACATGAAGTTTCAATACCCCATCTTGTACACGCCCCTGATAGGTAAACCCAAAATCACCACCATTAACCGCATTATCCTTCACAACGACCGTGCCATTGCCAACATCATTATGACCGCTTCTGAACACAACAAAATAAATGCCGTCTTTCATGTGTATAGTCCTTCAAAAAAATCACCCAAATCAGGTGCTTTGTATCTATTGGGTCATCACATATCAAATCAAGGAACAAAATAAAGTGAACATCATTTTTTTTGCATGATGTGACCACGCTCAACTTCAATCCTTCTGATGTCAGCTTTATCGGTATTACACTGCGCCAATGCAGACAACAAGGCGGCATTCAGATCTAAGCTCGAGCCCCACGTAAAATGATCAGGTAAATCAGGCTGAGGGGTTTCAGCCGTCAGGCTGGCTGGCAGTGGTACCGTCGGAGTGTTCACGTAAACTGTCCGCATACTTCCGCAACCGCTCAGCAGCGGCAGCAGGCACAAGACGTGAAGCACAATCATCATCCGCAACGGCCATTTTGATATCTTCCTGGGTTCTTTGTGACTCCAGTGCGATCTGCTGTTTTGCATGCTGGTTAGCCTCCAGTACTGTATTGACGATTTGCAGTGATTGCAGGACGTTATTGGTAATGGCTGTTGCTGATCCAGCATTTCGTTCAGCCTCATCAGCACGTTTCTTTTCGTACTGATATTTGCTGTAGTAGTGGTTGGCTGACCAGATGAAAGAACCAATGACAGTAACGAAGAAAGCAGCGATAACCAGCTTATAGCTCAACTTCATTTATCACCCCACCAGCCTCTTCAAACCGTGCAATCAGGTCACCGATTTTATGTTCATACTGACCGTAACCTGCACCAGGTAATGACGCCCAGATATTGCTGCAACGGTCGATTGCCTGACGAATATTGCCACGGTCAATCATCGGTAAAGCGCCACGCTCTTTAATCTGCTGCAGAGCTACAGCGTCCTGGCTTTCTGGAGAAAAATCTTTCAGGCCAAGCTGTTTACGGTAAGCATCCCACCAGCGTGAAAGAAGCTGGTAACGTCCGGCGGCTGTTGACTTGAGTTTCGGGTTTAGCGTGACAAGTTTGCGAGGGTGATCGGAGTAATCAGTGAAGAGTTCACCACCGACAATAACGTCATAACCGTGGTTACGTGTCGGTTGTCGTCCGTTATCCGTTCCTTCTGACCAAGCCACCATATCAAGGAAAGCTTTACGCTGGGAATTTAGTACCTGCATAAATTACTCCTTAGAGCCACCAAATTTGTTACCGATTACTCGCATTGCAGCCCCACGAATAGCATCGACACCGATCAGCCCCACCCCACCACCAATGGCAACAGAAAGTGATTTAGGCCATCCGACATACTCAAGAGCGGATGCAAAGGTCAGCGTCAGAGCGCCACATAGCAAAATCTCGAGCGTTTTTCGCTTCCAGCCACCACCACCGCCAAAATAGGCGATGCGCAAACCAGCCATAACGATCGACATAATCACTGCACCCAGCGGTGTGTCTCCACGCCACCAGCTCTGGACCAAGTCCAGCCAGGTATTTGGGTTATGAGGCATTTCGTCATCTCTCACCTCGCGATATTTGCGGGTGCTGTGTTGGAAATAAAAAGGCCACGCAACGTGGCCACCAGAATTATTTCCCCACCAGTTCACTTACCTCTTTCACCGTCTGATTAAACCGCTCTGACTCAAGTTCAACACCTAACGCCCGACGCCCCAGCGCCATTGCTGCTTTTATTGTGGAACCGGATCCCATAAAGAAATCAGCAACCAGATCACCAGGTCGACTACTGGCATTGATTATTTGCCGGAGCATATCCGCCGGTTTCTCGCACGGATGTTTACCCGGGTAGAACTGAACGGGCTTATGCGTCCAGACATCGGTATAAGGCACGGAGACTGATACGGAGAAATAGCGCCGGAGAGATTTAAACTCATCCAGCAATTCAGAATATTTGCGATTCAGTGAATCATAAGATGCCACCAGCTGGTGGTGTGGTTGTTCCAGTTGTTGTTCCTGAAACTTCTCTGCCGCTATACGGGAAAACAGTGCCTGTAACTTCCGATAGTCAGCCTCATTCGGCAACTGCCACTGACTGGCACCAAACCAGTGGGAAACCATATTTTTCTTACCTGTGGCTTCGGCAATTTGTTTTGCCGTTATACCCAGTTCGGCACGAGCATCCCTGAAATACGATATCAGCGGTGCCATTATGTGCTGTTTGAGTTCCCTTTCTTTTGCCGCATAGCCGTCACTTTTGCCGCGATATGGCCCCTGGTAATGTTCAGCAAACAGAACGCGCTCTGTGGCAGGAAAATATGCGCGCAGACTTTCTTTATTACACCCATTCCAACGTCCGGACGGCTTCGCCCAGATGATATGGTTAAGCACGTTGAAACGTTCACGCATCATGATCTCAATATCAGATGCCAGGCGATGCCCACAGAACAGGTAAAGGCTTCCGGCAGGTTTTAACACCCGCCAGAACTGGGCCAGACAGTGGTCCAGCCACTTAAGGTAATCTTCGTCCCCTTTCCACTGATTGTCCCAACCGTTAGGTTTCACCTTGAAGTAAGGCGGATCGGTAACAATCAGGTCAATGGAATCATCAGGCAGGGACTGAATAAAATGCAGGCAATCAGCGTTGATTAAATCAACACTGTTTATTTTTACAGTATTTTTCATGGATCAGTAAGCGTAACTCTGGTAGGCTCACTCTGCTTTTGCGCTAAAGCAGTGGGCCGTGGTTCGCTTGTGACCAGTAAGCATGAGCGAATGGCTGGCAGGTGCTACCAACACCCACCAGCCGCCCATTTTCACAGCAGGAAACCGCCATTACTGGCAGCGTCTGAATTTATTCCCGTACCCGCCGTTATCCTTCGCCAGACCCGCCAGAACTAACTGAGTCAGTATTAACTGGCACCGGGCTTCGCTTACTCCGGTAGTTCTCGTCATCATGCGTGGCGTTACCCACTTGTCAGCAGGTAAGAAATGAAGGACTGCGGCGGCGGTTTCTGTCATATCTTGCTGTTTTAGCATGTCTTTTCCCTTCTGGTTAACATGACATACCAATAACTCTTGTCTAAAAAGCCAGCAAGATAAAAAGCCAGTATTCACGACCACCAGCGTGTTTACTGTACTGCACAAGGTTTACAGGTACAAAAAAACCGCTCAGCGGCGGGTTTAAGTTGTGTGGCGAAGTAACCACTCTTAACACGATATAATACTTTTTGCGTACGCGTTAGGATTTTTATAAACTATGCGTCCCCATTCTCGCTATCTTTAGTCGGTCCTGGAATACACATGAAAGTTAGAAGCATAGGATTTACAATAAATAACAATAACAAAAATATTAATACCGTTGACGTAATGAATGCTTTTATCAACGCATCAAACAGAGAACACAGTCGCACAGACTATACTCGTAAAATTCTCATTTCGGATGTGAATGATTTCTATTATGGATTAGTTGTCACATTCAGAAACCAAAAAAAGAACTGTAAGTCGCAATTTGTTGATGGTAAATTCCAGCTTAAAATTGAAGATCTTCAAGGAAGTGACAAACTTGCTAATTTCAACTTTTTCTTAATTAAAAAATCTAATCTTTCTGGTCTCTATATGTATCACCACGGTTCATGCAGTCTGAACACTCTCTTTTCTCATTTAGAAACAATAAGTAATGAATTTATCAGAAATCAAAATAAAGAAGAAATAAAAAAACTTGGTGATAAACCAAAACAAAAAGAAGTAACTGCAATAAATAAAAAATACAAAGAAAGACTGACTTTCAGCCTTATGACAAATAAAAACAACATTCAGAGTGTTTTATGTCAATTCAAAGAGATTAAAAGCACAAGCTTTAAATTTAATTATATAGATTTTAAAGGTGGACCAATGACTGCGCTTGAACAATTTGTTAACACCACCACAATAGATATGAATTTTAATTCTAGCGACAGAACAAAAGTGCAACAACTATCTCAGAATCTTTCAAATATTTATAATTCTATGAGTGGAGTTACTAAAGCACAGGTTATTGCAGTAAACCATGCAGGAATAGAAAAAACCATTGATTTTATGAACTGCCCTGTTTTTTTGAAACATACGATTTCGATATAATTGCCGATAAAGTCAATGGATTGACAAACGATAATTATACAACAAACCCTGTTTTTGATATGATAAAAGAAGAAATGCTGAACGGGACGAATAAAAATGCCTTTATATGAATGGCTAATAAATAAAAGATTGAGGTATCAGTACCTTACACTTCTTGCATTCTCGATCCTGGCATTGCTTGCACTTTACCTATTGTACAGAAACACACCTAAAGTAAGTGTTAACTTTTTTGATTTTTATCATAAAAACTTACGAGGCTATCTCTTCTCCGGTTTTATTTCCGTGGGCTCATTTTTATTGAGCCTGCATACCTTTGTCATAATAAATTTACGCGATAAGGTTTTTGCAACTCAGGAATATAAGGAAATTTATAGCATTGCCACTGGTATACCTATTGACAAAATCAATGATAGTGTACTTTATAAACCTTTAGACAATTTATCCTCATTTATTAATACATCAATATTATGTTCTATCACAACAGCAATTGCACAATTCACTATTGGACTTTCAACTAATTTATATGCATGCTTATTTTGCGTATGGCTTGCAATACTAACGGTATTTCTTTTATTACATTGCCTCATCATAATCAGACAAAATATTAAAATCTTATTAAAGCAACAGAGAAAAAAAGGGGGGTAATTCCCCCTAATATTACAACATTGAAAGCACACCATCCAGAAAACCAAGAGCTGTTTGCAACTCTTTTCTTATTGTCCCATCAGAACACTTCTGCTTCTTTGCAATAGTTCTTAGTGAGATGCCGATAACAAAATGAGCAATAACCAACTCATACTCTTCGGGCTTATATTTCCGCAATCGCGCAACACAGCTGTCAATCATGATTCCTTCATCATCATCGCATTGTTGGCGTGTTTTCTTTCTATGAGGTAGTAAACCTTTAAACCCTGCAGCAACAGGCTGCCAGTCCACACCACTGTTATCTGCTGCAGCCCATGCACCCCAGCGGTCCAATACTTCATACATATCACGCATCAACTTTCTCCACAAAATCAGGCCAGCACGCCTGTTGCCAGCGCACGATCGATAAAACGAAACATCAGCTCCAGTTGAAAGCCATACTTCTCTTCAAATGCCACGGTATCCGCGTGCAGCTCGTCGTGATGCTTTCTGCACAAAGGCAACACAAAAAGGTCATGCGCTTTTGTACCCATTCCCCCCTGACCATGGCCTATCAGGTGGTGGGGATCATCAGCAGGCTTTCCACAACATGCACACGGCTGTGTCTTAACCCAGCGCGTGTACT